TCAACCTTGAGAGCCAGCGCAATGGAAGCCAGGTTGACCGAGCCGCCGGTATATAACCCGATAAGCATCCCTCCTATCTTGTCGCTCCCTTCGACCTTGTCACGGAAGATCAGGTAACCTGTAGCCACAATGACCATAACGGAAATCAGGGCAAGCAGCATCGAAAGAAAGCCTTTGCCTGAAAACCTCAGCCACCTCCTGACATTTAGAGAAAAGAGGATCAGCGGTATGGCCAGCGGTACCAGTGCTGTCTGCATATTATCCTGCACGGCAGCAATGCTGTTTACCTTCAGGTCGCGCTCCGAAAGGGTCCCGGCAGCCACCATCTCAACCGCCTCAGATTTTGGAATGAACGGCCTGTCATGCCCTAAAGTTGCTTCACGGAAGGTATCACTCCCCCGTGGCAATATGCCGACATTGGCAATAAGAATACCTGTTGCGTAGGCAAGGACGATAGCCCCGATCTTCTTGACAAGAGGATACCTCAGGGTTAACCAGATCAGAAATATCGGAAAGGTGATGTAAAACACGACTAGAATGATCAGATTCAGCATGGCGGTCAGGTTTTGGCGCACCTAAAATAAACAATGCGCCCTGCATGGTAGACAGGGTGCTGATAAAAGAGGTATTAATGCTGATTCAGGTAAGTATAATTACTTATCAGGACACTCTTCAAAACTTTTCCGGTATTGCTCTATCGCCCTCTGACTCATACCCATGCTNGAGAATCCNCCGTCATTGAAGATGTTCTGCATTGTNATCTTCTTTGTCAGGTCTGAGAATAGGGTAANGCAGACGTCTGCACAGTCTGCAGCATCTGCATTGCCAAGCGGCGACATCCTGTCGGAGAAATCGACCAGCGAATCAAATCCGGATATGCCTGCTCCGGCAGTTGTGGCTGTGGGCGANTGTGAGACGGTGTTCACACGTACGTGTTTTTCTTTTCCGTATATGTATCCGAAGCTCCTCGCGATCGACTCGAGCAGGGCTTTTGCATCACCCATATCATTGTAACCTGCCAGCGTGCGCTGGGCAGCCACATAGGTCAGCGCCACCACGGAGCCCCACTCCTTTATGGCATCAAGCTTATAGGCAGTCTGAAGAATACGGTGGAAGCTCAGAGCGGATATGTCCAGGGTCTTGAGCATATTCTCATAGCTGATCTCTGCATAAGGTATGCCCTTCCGCACATTGGGAGACATTCCTATCGAGTGAAGCACAAAGTCCAGCTTCCCNCCGAAGTGCTCCATTGACTTGCTGAACAGCTCTTCGAGATCCCTCATGCTAGTGGCATCGGCAGAGATGACCATGCTCCCCGTCTTCTCAGCCAGTTCTCCTATCGTTCCCATGCGTATGGCCACAGGTGCATTGGTAAGTACCAGGGCTGCACCCTGTGAATGGGCTTTCTCTGCCACNTGCCATGCAATGGACTTGTCGTTCAGGGCACCGAATATTATGCCCTTCTTGCCCTCCAGTAAGTTTGTTGGTCTCACATATTGTGTCATCTTCAAAGTAGTTTATGTTATCACCTTTCAATGTTCTCAGTCCTGTTATCTTTCCGTATAAGAAGTAATCAACCTTTTGACGCTTCCTCTTCCCTGTTGATGTTATGTATATACCGTACCGCATACCTTTGGCGTCCTTCCCATCAAACAACCAATGCAGTAAATTCCGTTTCTCATCGAAAGTCAATTCCTTTAAACGTTTTTTACCGCCATATCGTTCAAGTAGGTTACGCCTTATGGTGTTGGCCTCGGCCTTTACCTCCTCTGGATCGGGCACTGAGTCGAGTGTCTGCCTATCAATTGTAAGTTCTTCGCCTATCGCTTTTTTCTCTTCAACAAGTTTCGCTGCACGGTTCTTTATCGTTTCTGCCGTAAGTGTGTGATTCAAGACAGCGTCGACAAGACCCTCCAACCCCACCTCGATTTTGGTAAGTCTCTTTTCACTCCTGTCAATCTTGTCTTTTAACTCATCTATCCAGTTTTGGTCTGGCAGGCTTTCTTTTATCGCCTTTTCAAAGCCAATGACATCAACTATATTTTCAAAGATAGTTTCAAATACCGCCTTTTCAATGCCGTCGGCATGAATATATGTAAATGATTTGCACTTGTCATATTTATGCCTGTAGACCCTACGCGGGAATCGTGGATAGTTTATCGTTGACCCTGACAATCTACTTTCACAATCGTAACACCTTATGAAACTACTTAACACGTAGATGCCAGGCAAATCAGTACGGTTGTTTTTTTGATTAAACTCAAGCCGCTCCTTGATTTGTTCAATTATGTCATCTGTCAATATTCGCGGGATAATGTAGGTGATGGGCTCGGTGCCCTTAAAGATGACAGTCCAAGTGTCACCACAACGGTCTCGTAGAATATCACGTAAATTATTTTCAGTCATGCCGATCCTTGCCGCAATCGCTTTGAGTGGGGTGCCACTGAGATAATCCTCCGCAGCCTTCCTTATCAAGTTTGCCTTTTCCTCATCAAGTACCCATTTGTCATTTACTCGGTCATATGTTCTGCCATAAGGCAGTTTGCCCGACGTTGGTACACCACGCTTGGCCCTTGCAACACGGTTCTCGAACATCTGTTCCTTGAGTATGTCTTTCTCGAGTTGGGCAATGACAGCCAACAATCCCAGCATCGCCTCACCGTATTTGGTAGAGAAGTCAATGCCTTCGGCGATACTGCGAAGTTGTATGCCAGCCTCTTTCAACTGTTCATGGTTGGCGAGTAACTCACGGGCGTTGCGGCCGAACCTACTCAAGCGATGGACAATCAATACCTTGAACATACCACGTTGCCCGTCCGTGAGACATTGTGACAGGGCGTGACGCTCCTTCATACTGCCACCCGAGATACCTTCGTCCGCATAGATTTTGGTAAGTTCTAAGTCGCCATTGTCAGCAAATTTCTTAATGCTCGCCCGTTGTGTGGTGAGTGACTCGTCATCCACTTGGCTCGGTGTACTGACACGGACATAGCCTGCCGCTTTGATTTTCTTATTCGTAGGTGGTAGATTATTTGTTTTCATTTTTTTCTTCGTTAAATCTTTTCCAAATGTCACGGACTTGCGTTGCGGCAAATTTCTTTCCATGCCTTGTCTCATATTCTGCTTCGTTCAACATCGCTGCAATCTTCCTATATGACACACCCTGTTCCCGTAACGGTTTTATGAAGTGGTAAGCGTGTCGTGTCTCTTTATTGCGCCGAGCATTTCGCTTTATCGTATCAAGACCCTTGGTGCGGCCTTCATCAGTCAAGTTTACGGTGCCATCCTTTTTTCTTCCATGTCGCTGCCGATACTCGGGCTCACGTCGGAACTTCGCTTGGAGGGCATCTGATACCCTTTCGCTCATCAACTCAACTTCCCTCTGTGCTATCACCGCTAAGAAGAGAATCGTTGACTTATCAGCAAACGGGGCGTCACAACAAATAAAGTCAACACCCGTGTCCTTCAATGTTGATATGAGTGTTACGCTCCTTGATAGCCTGTCGAGTCTTGCAATTACCAGTGTTGCCCCTTCACTTTGGCACAACTTAATGGCTCGGTTGAGTTCTGGTCGATTATTGTTACGCCCACTTTCTACTTCGGTGTACTCCGCTATCAGTTTATTCCCGTTATAACGTATGTACCGGAGGACTGTGTCACGTTGCGCGTCCAGTCCCAAGTGTGATTCTTCTTGTTTTTTCGTGCTTACTCTGAAATAAGCCACAAATTTCGCTTCCATGTCTTTTGATGTGTTTAAGTTAATATGATTTTTTTGATTTTGATTTTTACAAATTTTTTGTCAGATCGTTTTGATACCTATGTCGTTTTTTCGAAATAGATTTGGACAATTGTCAAGGGGTACTTCCATCCATGTCACATTCTGTATTTGCCAAACACACGGGGGGCTTCAATCCCGTTTACCCTACCGTCTACCTCCTGCCTTTTCTACCTCTCAGTCCCCTATACAGTGTTGTTACTCCCCGGAATATGTTATCACCTTGGAAAGGGCAGGGAATCGATGCCCTCAGGCTCTGTCCATATTCCTTGTACTTGTACTGTAAACATGCGCCAAATAACCCCGACCATGTGGACGGGGTACTTGAATCTGTACTTGATTAGGTTACTTCTTGGGCTTGGCAATTTTTTCAATGCCCTTATCAGTGAACTTCCTGTCAATTGCATATTCGGTTTGCTTCTGCACTTTTCTTCTCCAATTGACTTGCGTGTGAAAACTTCCGATTGTAACCTTTGATTTAAGCCCGTTGTCAACACAGAATTGGTTGGCATCTGCCACCAAATCCTCCCACTTCCCACCCTTACTTATCAGTTCATCGAGCCTCACTGATAACTTGGGTTTAGCCTCTTTCTTGGGCGGGGCAGTTGTTTTGGGAGCGGTACCTACCTTGGGCTTGGGCTTGCCAGTGTTGTGTTGTTTTACACCTACTGCATTCTTTTCAACGTCGAAGCCCTCGGACTTAATTGGAGTCAGGGGCTTCCCGGTTACAATGTTGTGGCTGATTTCTTTCTTGATGTCAGCCTTGGCTGCCTGCTGGGCTCTGATGTTCATCTCACGTGTTTTGGCATCTGTACTTGCCTTGCTCATTGTTGCTGTCGCTTCCATTTTTCTTAGTTTTTGGTGAAACATATTGTTTAAGAACAGTTTATCATTTATTGGCCTGTATATCAACGTTTTAACCAGTAACAAATGTAAATAACCTTCTAACGACCTACAAGTTTTTTAACATCTATTTTTATTCTAAATATCTAATTATGTGGCCATTAGCCTATAATAGGTGGGTTGCGCGGGTAAGATTTTTTTGTTTGCCCTTGGCAGATGTCAAGCCCTGCCCCTGGGGCTGTCAAGGGATGTCAAGTTGGCGGGGCTTGATCCTTGTCAAGCGTGATAAAAATCCTTTTGTGGAGAAATAAAAGCGGGGACCAGAGCGGCCCGCCAGCCCAGCCCTGTCAATTGATAGCCCTTGACACCCGATGTCAACAATACGTCTTTAATGAAAAGCGACAGTAAAATCAATAAAGCGGAAATGTGATGCCCTCTTAATGGTGTGATTGCCTGCCCTACCTTGGCTCGTTTATTATGGGGTATAGTGTGTATGCCTACCATGCCTTGTCAAGCCTGTGGGCATATAATCAAGTGGAGAGGCGAATATTACTGGGTTAATGTACAGTTGTATGTTTGTACGGCATTGGAATGGCGTTAATTACTGTTTTTTTGGAGTAACCTATTCGCCTGCCCACAACGATAGTATGTTCTTGGTTCGTGATCTTCACAATCCGAACAACCGTGGTACACCCCGAAATCCTCTCCAAAGGTAAAGCCCGTTGGGCATTTGAAACCTTTTTCGTTTGAATCTCTTGAATATACTATCATGTCTTTGGGATCATCAAGCCAACGACTTTCATTTATCCATGTTGACGGGTTTGGTATGTATTGATGGTTCTGCCAACGTCCTGTTTTCTTTTGGCGGTTAATGGCAAGTCTTATTATTCGCCAAGTTGGCCTGTCATCTTTGGCACATAGTTTATTCCATGCCGTTAATGTCTTGCCTTTGTCCACTTGTTTTGGATAGGTAGCCCAAAATTTATCAAACATGGTAGGTGTTATCTTCTCGTTCTGAGAAGATGACACACCAACAATTTTCTCTGTATTTGTTATTGTTACTTTTTTTAAAGTATTTGTATACTGATTCCCCACTAGCGGGGTTTCAGTACACTGGGCCATCACTCCATTATAGGACGGTGTACTGTTTTCAGTACACTGAGGCATCGCTCCATTTTTCGCTTGTTTGCGAACACTGTCTTCGGAGGGTGTCACATTGTAGTTTACTCTGATAAAATCTTTGCCAAAATGCCCATCGTGCCGTTTGCCTTTTATTACTTCTATTAAGCCCAATTCAATAAGTCTTTTCTTGGCACGGGCAAATCTCTCTTTGCCAAGTTTAGTGCCTCTGATACAATACCCATTGGTGGCCCACACTCTGTTTGTGTGTTGACGGATCACGGTACGGTTGTAAAGAGAATATAAAATGATTAACTCAGCGGGGTTGTCTTCATTTATGAGTGCATCAAACACCCATGGGGGCAAAAGAAATTTACTTTCTTTTGACTTCTTTTCACCTTTCGGTGGTTTCGTTCGTTCCATGATTTCATTCCTTATTTAGTTTTCATTCCATTTCTTTAAGAAGTCTGGGAAGGGCTGGCGGAATGAGAACCAGCCCGTTCGGCGTCGACTGCCTATCCCAGACTATACTTGGCGCAATTATGTTATGCGTTTCACTTCCTTTCTTTCTCTGACAGCTTCAAGTTGTTCGAAGTTATCCTCTGCCATCTGTAAGAATTGGAACTTGGCACTCTCAAGAATGCCCAATGCCTCTTCCTGTGAGTAAGAGCACCATTTCGCCACCTCACGTGTGAGCATTCGGCCTGCTATCAACTTTTCTTCTCGTGTCATTGCCCTGAGAGCATCGCGAGTTATCTCGAGCAACGTTGCAAGGGGCACGAAGCCCTGTTGTCTGATTTTTGACGTATCTCTTTCCATATTAGTTTGATTTTATCATCATACATGTGTGTATTAATTCCTCCGATTCTAACAATGCCAGTTCTTCCTTCATTTGCCGCAGAAAATCTGCGAGGTAACGAAAGGCTACCGCATCTATAGTTAAATAGTACCCCTGGCGATTAAAGTGCTGGAGAACCCCGGAAAGCTCTGCAATTTTGGATCGGAGTAGTGTTATTTGTTCAGTCCTGTCCATACTTCTCGAGTTTGACAAGAGTCGTTGCCTTGAGACCTTTTCTACCTTGGATGAGATCGAACATGACCTTGTCGCCTGCCATGACATATTCAGTCGTATCACCTTGGCCAAAGAAGTATTCTTGACCGTCCTCGTCGTCTATCACAAATCCATAACCTCCACACCGTGGGTTTATGAACTTAATGGTTCCTTTGCGTGCCATAATATCTCTGTATTAAAGTTTGACAATAAGAAAGGGCAGGCTTGATTTGCCTACCCTCCGTTATGAAGGCGGGGAGAGAGCGGGAAACCACACCCCCGCTCACTAAACCAAATTGGAGGTTTCCTTTTCATCTTCCACCCCTTCATTAACTTCTTCATTGACGGCATAATAATTCTTAACCCCCTCCGGCCAAGGCGGCAAAGAACTCTGGTGTATCTTTCTGCCACTTGGCGGGATCACTATTTTGGAGAACCCTGTTTCTGCCAACTCCTTTGTTCTCTGTTTCTCCAAGTTGTATTGGCGCATCCTACGTTCCTTGACCCACGGGACAATGATGTAGGTGCGATAGTCAGCTACGGACATACCATAATAGGGTGAGCTCTTACTTGCAATGACAAGAATTTCATCCTTATCCGGAAGTACGAATGGTTCAATGCGCTGCCCATCCAATATAGAAAGTGACCCGTTTCGCAGTACCCCCCGTCCGATTGGCCCGTGTGACAGAACATCCTTTTCTTCCAACTCGGCCTCGGGTTGGTTGTAATACTTTTCAAGGCGTTCTTCAAGGAATTCTAATTCCCGTTTCGCAACGTCAAGTCTTGCCTCAGCCTCCACACGTTTTTTCAACAGATGCGGTGGGTATTCGTCTGTCACCGTGCGGCCTTCTTTCTTACGCCCTGCCTGATAGCTGGCAAATGAATCATAAACATTTGCCAATGCCGCTTGACGGGCCGGGATATGCTCGGTTTTGAAGAGCTCGATTTCGTCCTTGATGTTTTGGCGATCCCAGAATATCGTGCTAATACTGGGAATTGAATCCCTGTTCAACACATTGCTTTCCATAACTGTTTTGTCAAACATGTCGGAGTAAATTTTAAACTCCACTTTCCGATTATCCGTATAACGGCGTTTGATTTTGGTTGCCATGTCAGTTTGTTTTAGAGTTGTGGGGGCAGAAGTGCCTCTTCCTGCCCATCCTTGGTTACATCAGTCGTTACTGCCTTTGTTACATCAGCCTCCACATCCTCAAGTAGGATAGGTAGCATAGGGTCTTCATTTACTTGAGGGTCGGTGTCCTCTTTCTTGGCAGGGCCTTTCACAGGTGCACCCTTCCATGTGCCCATAGTGTGCCCACCGCCTTTTAAGATTTGTAATTGTGGTGCCTTTTTCATCTCTATTTCCTCCTAACTTTAGTTATATTAGATACTTATCTATTAATTGCCTGATTGCTTTTCTTTCCTTCTTGCCCATTCCTGCAGTTATTGAAACCAATCGTTCGATAAGTTTCTCCGCTTCCAAGTAGTCAGGGTTGCGGATGGTAATGTGTTTGGCAGTAGCCAGCCAATCCACGGGGCCAAGAACGGCCTCAATCTTTGCCTTTGTGTATTTGAATGGTAATACATTCCCTTTCTCAAGCCGAGATATATGTACTTGATGGACACCTACCCGTTTAGCAAACTCCTCTTGAGTGAGTCCTCCTTGTTTTCGTAATTCACGCAATGATCTCATTATCTTGCCATTATGATCCGTACAAATATATACTTTGAGCCCGAGACTTGTTAGAAAATATTAAAATATTTTTTGTAATGATTTATATCTGTGGCAGTTAGAAGGCGTTAGTAACCAAAATAATTTAAAGTAAAAATTTTATGTATTTGACGGCTTTGCAAAACCAATTAACTTAGCTACCTAAAGACCATCCTTGGATTTAAGAATGTGTGTTTATTACAACCCTAATCATTTTTTAAATGACAATTAAACGTAGTATCTATCAGCTTGTAGAAAAGGGCTCACATGGAAAGAAGTATAACCTTTACTTTGATTATTTCATAGCCTCTCTAATAATCCTCAACGTACTTGCAATAGCTGTTGATAGTCTTTCATCTATTAGTGCAGAACTCCGGCAGGGCTTGAAAATTTTTGAAATCATCTCGCTCCTCATTTTTACTGCGGAATTCTTAATGCGAGTATATGTTGCAGACCTTAGCCATCCGGCCGATTCAAAAGTAAAGTCGATTGTTCGATTTGTATTCTCTCCACTGGGATTAATTGACTTGTTTTCAATCTTGCCATTTTATCTGCCCTTTCTCCTCCCAATGGATTTACGTTTTTTGAGATTGTTACGGCTGCTTCGATTTATGAGGGTCTTCAAGATATCACACTACAGTCAATCGCTTACTTTAATCGGCAATGTGGTAAAAGAAAAGAAAGCGGAATTAGGTACTACATTCTTTGTGGCGTTTATTCTTATCGTGGTGGCTGCTTTTCTAATGTATTTTGTGGAAGGAAAAGTACAGCCAGATAATTTCAATGATGTTTTCGACTCATTCTGGTGGGCATTGGGTACATTGTCGACTGTAGGGTATGGCGATGTTTACCCAATTACAACACTGGGCAAGGTAATAAGTGCAGTAGTTTCAATTTTGGGAATTGGTATAGTGGCCTTACCAACCGGGATAATAAGTTCCAGCTTTATAGATAAAGTAGCCAAAAGTAGGCTACCAAGTAAAACAACCACATGTCCTCATTGTGGTAAAGAAATATAAATATTTAGGTCTTGATATAGCTCTTCGCCACTTCTTTAAGTTGTTCTGAGAACTTGAATATGTCATCTACGCAGACAATCGGATACTTAATCTCACTTTTGTTTGCATCAACAATACCTATTGATTTTTGCGTATCGTTTAAATAGAACTTGCAAATTGTACATCTTATCGAGTCGTCAATGAGAATGGAAAAGAAAGATTGAAAATCACGATAATAGATTCTATCCGCTTCCAGTACTTGTCTTAAAATAGATTTTACAATATGATAGGCTTCTACTTCTTCCTCTGATGTTTCAATCTTTTTTGGCTTACTCTCCATTATCTGAGGCTCAGACTCTTTTTCTTTATCCAATGCAGTTTTAAGTCTCTCAGTAATTAAATCAGATAGGAATTGCTGACATGACACTTTAACAATCTCCGAGAATTGCCTGACTACCTTTTCTGTAGCCCTACCTGTATAAACTTTTGGTATTATGTACCGGATAAAGTCGTCTGATGGTTGCTTAAACTCATTGTTTAGTAAAATTTTAATTTCATTTGAATATTTCAGCGTACTGGCAGAGTTAATTATGGTATCGACTTCATAATAGGACTTGTGGAATTTTTTGAGTTCCTCGATCTGATTATCTTTAATAGTAGTTAAATCAATATCTAAGAATGGTTTAGAATCCAGTTTGTTTGGTTCTTCCAAATCAGTATAGAACCTATAATTGATCCCGTTCGTTAGAATTGCGAAGTCAGCTTTAGTGACAACGAAGTATCTAAATAGTTGGGTACTATGAATATCAAGGCTTTCTTTCCAATGTTTACACTCTATTAGTATGATGGGCGATCCGTCCTTGTAAATAGCGTAATCGACCTTTTCCCCCTGCTTTATGCCAAGATCGGCAACAAACTCAGGTACTACCTCCTGGGGATTAAAAATATCATACCCCAGGGCTGTAATGAATGGCATAATGAAAGCATTCTTAGTTGCTTCCTCAGTACGTGTGTCTTCTTTGAACTTAATAACTTTCTCGGCGATTTGTTTTAATTGATCTTTGAAGTCCATGTTATTGGTGTTAATGAGAAATATGAGTAATCAAAGTAGAATCTGTTGATCTTCAAATTTATCAAATGCATTCTTAAATACCAAATGGGAAAATCACGTCAATAACCCTCATTGGCTCGTACCCCAAAGTATTTATCGGCTGGATACTTAAACATATCAGGTATTAGTTCACTTTTTGCAATTATCTCTTCTTTCTTAATTGCCCTAACATCAGTTACCGATATGGTCCTGTCATTAACGAACAACCAATTTACAGAATCTCGAAATACACCACCAATTTTGATTTTTTCATTAGTTATAAATTCTATCTGAAACTTGGTTATGCCTTCTCTGTCGATTACCTCAAGGCCTCTTGAATCATAATTCCTCCGGAAATAATTATTAGGATTAATTTCCCATTCGTTATTCTTGATTACACCCACGATACCGCCATTAAAATCCTTAAACTTTGCACTTACCATTAATGCCCCATCTTGATCTAAGGTGAATGTTAAAGGCAGATCTGATCCAAGCCCAGTCAAGGGACTGAATGATCTTCCGTTAGTGACAAATCCTTTATTGACATTTAGGGTATTAGTTCCTATAAGAACAGTTACTTGACTAACAATTTCAGAAGATACTTTTGGAGGAGTAATCGTTCCAGTAGTTGCTGAGATAGCTTTTTCAATACGTTCATTCTGAATTTTGATATTATGTATTCTAATGGTCGCCACAATCATTACGGCTATTCCTAAAACTGGAGCAGCCACTCTAACTAACTCCCATATAAGTAGACTATCCATTTTCTTGGGTTTATTTTTTTTAATGACTGGTTGTTTGACTTTCCAACTGGATCTACCCACCTTTGATTTTTGCCTCTTCGCTTTCTTTCTATTCATCGATAAGATTAGGGATAAATGACAGTAAATATATAATTGCATGCCATTCAAATTTCAACATTAACACTGACTAATCCAAATTATTCTACCTCTGAACCTCGCAGGGGGAGCATTTTCTAATCCGGGTTAATGTATGTACACCTATGAGGCAGTGATCGCCTCGGAGAGGGCAGGTATTCGTGCCGTTTCAGACAGCTTGTATATTAACTAATGTTTAAACCTCGTGGCCAGCATGGTAGATATTGTTGCAGGACGGCAAAATATACCGCATTCAATTCATCCCTTAGAGAATCAATATTTGATATACCTTCATCGATGATGATTTCCACTTCTCTTGGTACGCTACTAATCTTTTGCGCAGTACCAGTCCACTTTTCATTTTCTGCTAAGATGTAATCCTTGTCAACTAATTTAAAATCTGATTTGCCAAGACTAAATCCTTTCTCATGTATGTAATCAAGTACCATCTTCCTTTCCATATAGCTCATATTGTCAATATGTTTCCCATTGGTTTTTCGTCTTGGACTTCGAGTAGATACTGCAACCTTGTAAGGATTTTGGGTATATACCCATTGCCCATTCCTTCGTCGAGGAACAAGGATTAAACCATATCTGCCAATAATCATCCATGCTGTACTATCAACACTGTAAAATGGGAANTNAAGAATGATTTCNATNGAAGANATNCCATACCCNTGTACTCTGACTTTTGGCATTCCAAATCTATCACAGATATANTTTGAAAAGCATTCTGTTAGAAATGGTATTGTTCGTGAGACTGCTGTTGCCATACCAAGACCCACATAATNATACTGCTCANTATAGTATTGTAGATATTCATATGGCTCTCCATAATGGAAGCATGGAAGCGGATGTAGCCCTGCTTCTTCCATTATTCTTTGGTTCTTAAGTGTTTGTTCTGCGGTAGCCCTATTTGACCTTGAGCCATTAATACTAATAACATCCAAATTAGCGTAAACATCACACAAAGATACCCGCTCTTTGATAAAAGATATGTAATCCTGTATATCAATTTTAATTCCGCGTGTATGAGCTGAATATGCCCCCGAGTCGAGGAATATTCTAGGTTTATCCAGAGATCGCTCCATAATTCTTGATTTACTGTTCCGAAAAATTTACTGAAATGAAAATATTACATTCCGACAGAAATTTTGCTTTTATACTCTCTCAACAATTCTTGAGATTCTGATACGGCAGAGGAAATTGTTGCGATAGCGGTCTCAACCGCCTGATAAAGTTTAAGATTAATCTCAGCGGCCTCTGGTTGGTCTGATTTAATCTGTTCTTTAAACTCAATTAAGCCATTATTTATTTGGTGACCTCGGCGTTCAATCTTTCCTTTAATCTCCAGTAATGAAGTCAATGCGCTATCCGAAATGGATATGGTATATTTTATCTGATTATAGGTGAGTTTATCTTTGCTTATTTTCTCAACCTCCGCCTCGATAGCTGAAACACCTTCTTTTTTAGCCTTCTGCAGGAGTTTTTTGAATTCTGTGTTTGTAATCTCTTCTAATAGCCCAGAACTGAAGAAGTATGCTCTAAGCTCGTCATTAAACCGATCAGTACAGACTTGATATAGAATTGCCGGTGGTATCTTCTCCGCAATTTCAGGACAACTACAACAATAATAGAAAACGTTCATGTAATTTACAGCCGTTTTTTGAGATATCTTCAGATTCTCATTTACAAATTTCTCAAAAGGTAAATTAGCTTCCCTTAAAGCCTTTTTAATCTTGGTAAGAATTTCTCCTTTTTTGTAAACCGTAACCTGGCCTATCCGGGAATGCACAGTGTACTCTTCAGTTAAATGGGCCAGTTTACTTTGTGAGTCCAAAGATTCTAATTCATAAGTTGTTGTATAATCAAGCCTATCAGCTTCATCGTACAGTATTTTGAGTCTCTGTGTTTCCATACTGGTAACTATTTATGGTTGAAATAAACAATTCCTTTCTATATAACGTATGTGTAATTAAGTACACGTTGCCGAAACCTTAAACTAACACAATAATACCACTCAATGTCTCCTAATTTTAGACACTGATTTCTGTATATCAATATTATAAGATTGGAATAGAATAAGATAGGCCTCTAAAGATTGGTGAGGCCTTTTCGATTGATCTTCATTGTGATTATATGTAACCTCCCAACTTTGTTTCTAAAAGATTGGTAATCATGTTATTGATTTTCAGTTCGTTTAAGTACATCATCATCTGCCTGACAGCAGATCACGGGCATTGCGCA